AAGACCATCAAAGTCTAAATCAAAAAAAGAAGACAATGGCAAAAAACCGAGCAAAAAGAAAAGGTACTAGAGTCGAGAATAAGATCAAGAATTTATTTCTTGACTTAGGTATTCCAACAAGAAGGCAACCAATGTCTGGAGCTATTGTTGGATTTCCCCATGATGTCTATGCAGATGTAATGGGTGGACTCAGTATTGAATGTAAAGCTAGAAAGGGAGCTAAAGGATTTGTCACTATGGAGAAGTGGCAAGGCAGTGCAGATCTTTTAGTTCTTGTATCAGATTATCAAGAACCTCGTGTTCAGATGAGATGGAGAAAATTTAAGGAGCTAATGGGTTATGTCATTTCTGAACAACCTGAGTCTAAAGGATAGAAGAAGACTCAGAGCAATAGTTAAAAAGGTACACTTTGCTCATTACCCTAAAGATAAAATAACAGATTACGAAGCAGATAAATTAGTTGAAGCATTTGGTGAAGAAACAGTTTATAACTTATTAAAAGCCAATGTAGGAACTAATGTCGATTGATTTTAAATATAAACCAGAAGGTATTACTTTAAAAAACTTTATGAAGTCTAATGACTTCTTTAGAGGTTTAAGAGGCCCAGTTGGATCTGGTAAATCTGTGAGTTGCTGCATAGAGATTTTTCGTAGAGCACTCCTTCAACAAAAGAATAATGAGGGAAAAAGGAAAACACGATGGGCAGTAATTAGAAATACCAATCCCCAATTAAGAACAACAACAATTAAAACTTGGTTGGATTGGTTCCCTGAAGATCAATGGGGAGATTTCCAATGGTCAGTTCCTTATACTCATTACATTAAAAAAGGAGATATAGATGCAGAAGTTATATTTCTTGCTCTTGACAGGCCAGAAGATGTTAAAAAACTTCTATCGCTTGAACTTACAGGTGTGTGGGTTAATGAAGCCAGAGAGATACCTAAGAGCATTATTGATGCTTGTACTATGCGGGTGGGGCGTTATCCATCTATGCGTGACGGTGGAGCATCCTGGTATGGAGTTATTGCAGATACTAATGCACCAGAAGAAGATCATTGGTGGCCCATAATGGCAGGGGATGTTCCCGTTCCTGATCACCTAAGTAGAGATGAAGTTCTAATGTTAGTTAAACCTGACAACTGGAGTTTTTATTCTCAACCATCAGCAATGAATCTTTTAACTGATGATAAAGGTGAGCTAACAGGTTATGAACATAATACCCTTGCTGAAAATCAAAAAAATTTAACTCCTAAATATTATGAGAATATTATTAGAGGTAAAACAAAAGGATGGATAGATGTTTATGTTTTAAATAAACTTGGATCTATTGAAGAAGGCAAACCTGTTTATTCAAACTTTAAAGAAGAATTACATACATCAGATGAAACATTAAAGTTAGTAGAGAAGCAACCAATCTATATTGGTATTGACTTTGGATTAACTCCTGCTGCTGTCTTTGGTCAAAGACTACCTACAGGTAGATGGCATATCTTACAAGAGCTAGTATGTTTTGATATGGGTGTTGTAAGATTTTCTGAACTATTAAAAAATGAATTAGCTAGATCTTATAGAAATTATGAAATAAATATTTATGGTGATCCTGCTGGAGATTTTAGATCTCAAACAGATGAGAGAACTCCGTTTCAAATTATGAGGCAATCAGGATTAAAAGCAATACCTGCTCCATCAAATGATGTAGCTTTAAGAATAGAAGCTGTTGATGTTGCATTAAGAAGACTACTTGATGGTAAGCCAGGTTTCTTATTAAACAAACAATGTGTTACTTTAAAGAAAGGATTTAATGGTGGATATCATTATAGAAGATTACAAACATCTGGTGATCGATATGATGAGAAACCATTTAAGAATAAATATTCTCACTGCCACGATGCACTACAATATCTAATGTTAGGAGCTGGTGAAGGTACAGCTCTAATTGCTAAGAAGCAATCTAAACCTATTGTAGCTGATAGGCATTGGGATGTTTTCTCTAAACATAAACAGAAAAGGAATAGGAAATGGGATATATTCAGAAGGAATGGTTAGTATATTTTTATGAACACGAACATCATATAGAAGATGATTGGTTGTTCTTTTTAGAAAAAGGATTCAAACATTGTGGAGCTATGGGTTATGATCCTACTCATAAGATATGGACTAACTTAGAATATACCCACGATGGAATTAGATGTAGTCATTTAACTCCTGAGGAAGCTAGTAATTTAATTAATTACTTTTATGATTATAAAATGCTTAGATGTCCTGTCAAAAACAATTGGCAGCTCTTAAGAATTAAAGATGTCACCTGTGTTAGCTGGGTTCAAAGACTTATTGGCTTTTATCAATGGTGGATCTTTACTCCATATCAATTATATTGTGCGTTGAAAAAAGCTGGATATAAGTCATTTTACGAAGAAATTAAGGATCCAAATGCAAAAAAAGAACAAATCGATACAGGAAATCATTGAAGCAATCGAAGATCTTCATTCTCAAGAAGATGATTTATTACAACAACTAAAAGATAATTGTTGTGAGCTTGAAGATATGGATGATGATTTAGATGCAGAATTTGATGAGGAGGACAGATAATGGGTAGTGTATTTAAAAAACCTAAGCCACCACCAAGAAATGAAAAGCTAGAAGCTGAATTAGCAGCTGCTAGAAAAAGAGAAGAAGAACGAAAGAAACAAGCTGAAGCAGCTCAAAAAGAAAAAGAGTTTGCTTTAGGAATGGGTTGGACTGGTTCACGATCTTTGTTTGGTAAAGCTGGTGGTCGTGGCTATTTTGACGAAACATAATTATGGCATACATAGATACTGCTGAGCAACCTGATGTTAACTCAGAAGAAAAGGTTGTTCACTTAATTAAAAAATTTAAAGAAGCTAAAGATCTTAAAGATCATTGGAAAGCTAAATTTGAGGAAGCATATGAATACTGCTTACCTAATAGAGAATCATTTTATACAGAATCACCTGGAGATAAAAGAACAGATAAGATCTTTGATGAAACTGCTGTAGTAGGTGTACAAGAATTTGCATCAAGATTACAAGCAGGTATTACTCCTACCTTTGCAAGATGGGCAGACTTCCAAGCAGGATCTGATATACCTGATGAAGCTAAACCACAAATCAATTTAGAATTAGATACAATAACAAATTATGTATTTGAAGTAATTCAACAATCAAACTTTAATCAAGAAGTACACGAAGCATTTATGGATCTAGCTGTTGGTACAGGAGTTATGCTTGTTGAAGAAGGTGATGCAATTAATCCAGTTAAATTTACATCAGTACCTTTACCAAGAGTTTATTTAAACTCAGGGCCTGATGGTAGAATAGATACAATCTATAGAGTTAGAAAATGCAAACCTGCTGATATAAATAAATTATATCCTAAAGCAAATGTTCCTGATGATCTTTTAAAGAAAACAAAAAAATTAGATATTATAGAAGCTGTCTATAAATCATATGATGAAAACAATGTAGAGAAACATAAACTATGTGTGTTTATTGAAAACCCTAAAATAATATTATTAGAAGAAGTATATAAAGGAATAGGTGGATGTCCTTATTTAGTATTTAGATGGAACAAAGCATCTGGAGAAACTTATGGTAGAGGCCCAATCTTTAATGCAATGGCAGCTATTAAAACTTGTAATCTTACAATTGAATTAATTTTAGAAAATGCACAGATGGCAGTTAGTGGAGTTTATACATTTGAAGATGATGGAGTTATTAATCCAGAAAACATTTCATTAGTACCTGGATCTTTAATACCTGTAGCTCCCGGATCAAGAGGACTTGTTCCAATACAAGGAGCTGGTAACTTTGATGTAGCTCAATTAGTATTACAAGATATGAGAGCTAATATTAAAAAAGCATTATACATGGAAACTTTAGGAAAACCTGAAGGAACTCCAATGACAGCAACTGAAGTATCTGAAAGAATGGCAGACCTATCTAGACAAATAGGTTCTTCTTTTGGAAGACTTCAATCAGAATTTATTCAACCTTTGTTAAGACGAGTAATAAGAATTTTATCTGAGCAAGGTAGAATAACTATACCACAAGTAAATGGTAGAGAAGTAAAAGTAGTAGCAAGATCTCCATTAAGTCAAGCTCAACACTTACAAGATGTTGCAGATGTAAATAGATTTAATGAAATTATTGCAGCTACTTTTGGGCCACAGATGATCAATCTGATTGTAAATCAAAATGCTACAGCTAAATACTTAGCTGAGAAAATGAATTTACCTGAGAAGTTGATAAGAGATGAGTCAGAGCAACAACAAATTGTTCAGCAAATGTCACAACTAGCACAAGCACCTGAAGGACAAGCAGACGCTGCCCCTCCAGCTCCTATGCCTAATGGTGCATTACCTGGACAATCTTAATGACTTGGGATTCACTAAAAGAAAAAAAGCCTGAACCAGTAAAAAGCGTAGATGGTTATGTTAGATCTCCTCAAGCGGAATCTAAACTAAACAAACTTTTTGCAGGTTTATTTAAAAACGAAGATGGAAAAGAAGTTATGAAATATTTAAAAAGCATAACTACTGAAGCTGTTGCTGGGCCCAATATAAACAGCAATGCTTTATTTCACATAGAAGGAATGCGATTCCTTGTAGGTATCATTCAAACACGCATAAAAAAAGGAGAACACGATGGCGGAAAATGAAACAAATCCACAACCAGAAAATACTCAAGAAGTAACTAATAAACCAGATTACATTCAAGATAAGTTCTGGAATGGCGATGCAAATACAGTTAATGTTGAATCATTAGCTTCTAGTTACAATGCGTTGGAAAAAAAGTTTAGTCAAAAAGTAGAAGATCTAACTAAAACAATTAGAACTGATATAGAAACTGAAAAGGCTAACTCTGCTCCACAAGAATATAAATTAAATATTCCTGATGTTGGCCCAACTAAAATTGATGTCGATAAAGAAATGGAGATAGTCCAATGGTGGGAACAAACAGCTAAATCAAATAACTTTTCACAAGATCAATATGATCAAGGTGTAAAGGCTTTTGTTGAACACGCTGCTAAGAATTTACCTAACCCTGAATTAGAAATGCAAAAATTAGGAGATAATGGTAAAGCTAGAGTAGAAGCAGCAGATCTTTGGAGTAAGAAACACTTATCACCTGAGGCTTATGTTGCAGTTCAAAGAGTAGCAACTACTGCAGAAGGTGTTAAAGCTGTTGAGGAATTGATGAAGTTAAATCAAGCAACTTCAATGCCTACAGCTCAGACAGCTATAGAAACATCACCTTCACAGGATGATCTAAAATCTATGCTTAATGATCCTCGTTACTATGATAGTTCAAGACGAGATCCAGCATATGTAAAACGAGTAACAGAGCTGTATGAGAAGACTTACAAAGCTAAACAAGGGTAAGACAAAATTTACCTTTAAGAAATTAAATAAACCCATAAAGTGGCTTGATTGCGTATCACAAACGGGTTGGATTAGCGAAAAAGATATAGATGATGCTAGACCAGCTAATTGTATAACAAGTGACTTTTGGGTTTATAAAGATACACCTGAGTATATTACATTATTCGGTACCTACTCCTACGATGAAAAAGGAGAGATGGAATTTGGAGAAGTTATTACTATACCTAAAAAGTGGGTATAATGTGCGTTGTTTAAAATCATTCTAAAATTTATTTTACCTACAAGACCTAATAGAGTTTAAAAATAACCCTTAACTGGACAATTATTCTCTGCTCCAATTAGATAATCGGTTTATAATAACAACTTAACAAAAGAGGACATAACAATGGCTAGTTCAATAACAAATGCCTTTATTACTCAGTTCGAAGCTGAAGTTCATATGGCTTACCAAAGAATGGGAAGCAAATTGAAAAATTTAGTAAGAACAGTTAATGGTGTTAACGGAAATACTGTTAAGTTTCAGAAAGTTGCAAAAGGTTCTGCAAACACAAAAGCAAGACATGCTGAAGTGGTTGCAATGGATCTTGCTCACAGCAATGTGTCAGCAACTTTAACTGATTACTACGCAGCAGACTATGTTGACAAACTTGACGAGTTAAAGGTTAATATTGACGAAAGACAAGTCGTTGCTCAATCAGCAGCTTATGCACTAGGTAGAAAAACTGACCAAGTGCTTATAGATGTGCTTGATGGTGCAACTTCAATCGCTAACAATGTTAACAGTTCAGCAACTGGAATGTCTTTGATCAAAGCTAAGAACATGATGGAAATTTTCAATGGAAATGATGTTCCTGATGATGGTCAGAGATACTGGGTTGTTGGGCCTAAACAATGGAGTGATCTATTGTCAATCGACCAATTCTCTAGAGTTGAATATGTAGGACCAAATGAACTTCCATTCCCTGGCGGAATTACTGCTAAGAGATGGATGGGATTCTTGTTCTTCGTTCACTCTGGATTAACACTTTCTGGTTCAAACAGAAAGAATCTATGTTTCCATAAATCAGCGATTGGTTGTGGAGTAGGTTCTGATGTAAGAACTGAAGTTAACTACATCCCTGAAAAAGTATCTCACCTAATAACTTCAATGTTATCTTTAGGTGCAGTAGAAATTGATGGTGATGCTGCTAGAGTCCAACTTTGTGCAGAATAATAACATAGGAGAAATATAACATGGCTTATGCTTTAGACAATCCTGTGAAGAAAATTTCACAGATGGGCCCTTCAAACTCTCTTTGGTATTACACTGACGGAGATGCGATCGGCGACATAGATAATGATGATTACTTCATCTTATCTCATGCAGAGTTAAAAGCTGGTGATATAATTTTTGTAAATAGTGGTGGTTCAAACGGAGTAGTAGATATCTTAATGGTATCTGTTAACGATGGTGGATCAAACCTAAATACAGTATTATTAGCTTAATGCATTAAAACTTAGGGGGAGCAATCCCCCTAGGTTAGTAAAAAAAAATTATGGCGACAACAAAAGTAGATATCTGTGCACGAGCATTAATAATGGTAGGAGCTCAACCTATTTCATCTTTTTCAGATGGAAGTACAGAAGCACTTGTTGCGTCTAATATTTATGAAGATATTGTAGAAGCATCTTTATGTAGAAGTAGATGGAGATTTGCTACAACACAAAAACAAATTTCATTATTAACTAGTGCACCAACAGGCAGATATGATTACGCATATCAAATGCCTACAGATCCTGCTGTATTACAAATAAATACAATAACTGTTAATGATAATATTATTCCATATGAAAGATATCAAAACTATATTTATGTAGATGGTTATGGATCTAATAATAAATTAATAATGGATTATATTTATAGGGTTGATGAATCTTATTTTCCTGCTCATTTTAAATTAGCTTTGGAATATCAATTAGCATCTGTATTTGCAGGTTCGGTAGCTAGAGATAATGATATGATAAAATCATTTGTTGAACTGGCTGATAGACAATTTTTAACTGCTAAACACATAGATTCTGTTGAAAGAACCAATGCAAGATTTGATCTAAGTAGATACAAAAATTTGAGGTTATCAACAAGAACTAGTGGATAGCAATGCCAAGAACAATTAATACAGTACAAACAAACTTTTCATCTGGAGAATTAAATCCATTATTAGCAAGTAGAACTGATAGTAAAGCATACTTTGAAGGAACAAAGTCTTGTAGAAATTTTGCTTTATTAGCAGAAGGTGGTTTAATGAGAAGACCAGGTACAACTTA